ATGCTAATAATGAGAAAGGCCTTTACATCCGGCCTAAGCAGGCGATGGATAAAGGGCCTCGGCGATGTGCTTGAGGTGCCTAAGTGGGAGTTTGTCGACGAAGTTGTGATAAATGACGTCTGCTATACACACGGAACAGGCTCGTCCGGCGAACGCCCGGCTTACACCAGGGCATTATACCGGCGCCAGTCTCATGTTATGGGCCACGTTCATACCGTCGCCGGGGTTAACTGGAGCGTGAGCGCCCATGATAAAATATTCGGCATGAACGTCGGGTGCGGTGTAAACGAGAAGGAATACGCGTTTGCCTACGGCCAGTACTACAACAAAAAAATGATAATCAGCTGCGGTGTGGTGCTGTTTGAAGGAAAATTGCCTATGGTCATCCCGATGGAACTGTGATCGTAAAATCCACCGACTACTATTGATAAGGATATAATTAAAATAAAAGTAAATATAATGGAAAATTCAACCAGTTCGGGTTACATAAACACGTGGACATATTGGCCGGAGCCCTATTGGCCACACCCTCAACAAGGATGGCAATGTCCTTGTTGTAACACTATTTATGCCCCATGGATCACAAGCTGCACGTGTAAAAGAGTGGGCAGCTGTAACCCCACGGTTACCAGCACAAACAGCAATCTTCAGGGGCCGTCTGTGACCAACCCAGGGCAATGATTCAAGAAACCACCTTAGACTTCCTGTATGACCTCCAGGATCTGCCAGAGGAAACGGATGACAAGGTACGTATCATCCCATCCAATGAGTATATTCCGGAGTGGGAGGAGGAAGTTAACAGGTGGTTGATGGTGGCTGGTAAACTACCGGAGAATGCGTGGTTACCGGAACGCCAGGAGATACCACAGGATCTGGATAAGTCCGGGTTTCAACGTTGGGCCCTGGAGGAAATACGACGTTGTATACAAGGTCATAATGGCCTTTCCGGTAAAATGTATTTCTATTACAGCTATTGCTGGATACAGAAGGTAGGACGCCGCATCCGCCCAGACTTCCGGGTAGTCGACAGTGAGTGGTTCAAGTTCGTGGAAGTTTGCCAAAAATCAAAAGAATGGGGTGTAATATGCGTGAAACGCCGCCGTGGCGGTTTCTCATGGAAAGAAGCCGCCGACGCCCTGCATGACGTAATATTTAATACATACTTTAACGTTGGTATAAACAGCAAAACAGAACGCGACTCCCTTATACTCTTCCAAAAAGTAAAGTTTTTGTACGAACAACTGCCGGCGTTCTTGAAAGTACCATGCACAGCGTCTAATACGAAAAGCTTTCTGGACTTCTCAAGACGCACCAAAGATGAGGCTGGTAATAAGCAGCATACCGGAAATAGATCAACAATTCTTGCTGTAGCCCCGAGCGATAATGCGTACGAGGGACAAATGCTAAGTAAGTGGATATGTGACGAGGCCGGCAAGCTACCTAATCTTGCAACGCTTTGGTCTTATACAGAAGATTGTTTGCTTAGCGAAACGACACGTGTTGGTATGCCGCTATTGTTTGGCACTGCCGGCGATATAGGCAGCGAGGGCAAGGACTTGGAGTATATGTGGAAAAATGCAAAGGGATACAAACTAAAACGCTTCTTTTTCTCAGGTTGGATGGGGTTGATGTGCAACACCTACGGTAATGACGACAGGGAGAATAGCATACGGTGGATAATTTATGAGAGACACAGGCGTGAGGGCCTGAGAGTAGAAGAATATAATACATTTATTCAAAAATATCCTCTATCTGTTGCTGAGGCGTTCATGCCTACAAAATCTGCCGGTGTGGGTAATATAGTTAAAATACGCGCACAGCAGGCGTCATTGTTTGAATTCCCACCGGAAAAGGTAACGGGGTTTTTTAAAAAAGACCCAAAAACAGAAAAACCGCTGTGGGTGCCCTCCCCACAGGGGGATGTCATTATTTATGAACAGCCGGACACAACAAGCGAGGGGATTGATTTCGTCGCCGGGTGCGACCCGGCTGACCATGACGAGGTCTTTGATACCTCCTCCGACCTAAGTCTGTATATTCTTAAAAGGCCCAAGGGCACACAACCCAGAAAGGTGATGCTTGAATACACAGCCCGCCCGGAAAAGGTAGTCCAATTTTACGATCAGGCGATTTTGGCGCTCCAGTACTATAAGAACACACGTGTTCTCATAGAACGGAATAGGTACGGCATGATTAACCACTTTGACAGAGAGGGTTTAAAACATTTGCTGGCGCGAACACCCACAGGGGTTACGCGTGTCGTAGGTGGCCGCCCCAATACGATAGGCATACAGATGACGCCTGCAGCAAAGGAATATTTGGCTGATCTTATAGCCGAGGATGTCGAATATAACGTCGAGTGGATACCCTCCTCGGAACTGCTACAGGAGTTTATTGAATTCGGGGCCAAAAATACCGACAGGGCTATGGCATACGGTATAGCTCTTATGCAGCTCCAGGAATCCAGCAAAATGGCCCAATTAAATGAATCTATTAAGTCCCGAGTCCCTAATTTTGGGTATGTAATGCGTGGTGGGCGGATAGTAAGAAAATAATTGGCCCAAAACTTGTAGAGCCACGGTTACCAACAACCTTCATCCAAAGGATAGTTAATGGCCGATATGAATTCAACCGGGTTCCCTAGCATAGCTATCCCGGAATCAAAAAAGGACGAGGCGTGGCATAAGAACTTCGTCCAAACAATCACAAATAGGGGTATTGTCAGCGGTTATGCTGAAAGGTACGCCTTGGCGAACGAGTGTGTAAACTACTACCTGGGTCTGGACGGTGGTGCCTCTGAATTTGAATTCTTGCAGAAAGCCGAAGACGGCGAAGTACTGCCGGCCAGATGGATGGACTTTAACAAAATTAACGTTAAAATAAACCTTCTCCTTGGGGAGTTGCTGGAAAAATCATACGATATTTCCGTAAAGGCCATCAATAAGGACGCACGCGCACGCCGCCTTGACGAAAAAGAACGCCTCCGCACAGAAATGCGGTTTACGCCGATCGCTGACATGCTGGAGGAGCAAGTAGGGCTGCCTCTGAGGAGTGGTGAAGGGTTTACGCCAAGCTCGGAAGAAGAACTGGACGTCTACATGGAAAAGGACTTTAAGGATATCTGTGAAATCGTGATGGAGGGCGCCCTTAAGTTTCTTAACCAAGCACATTATTGGGATTACGAGCGTATGGCTTGCTTCCGTGATCTTTTGATCACCGGCATGGCCTTCTGTAAAAATGAGATAGTTGAGGGGTTGCCCACATTCAAGCGTATCGATCCACGCTATATGGTGTGGGATCAGAATGCAACAGACGACTTCTTGAGCGACTCTACGTTCTTCGGAGAAATATGCTACATGAGCGTCAAAGATATTGTCGCTAGGTATAACATCTCTAAAAAAGAACTTGACGAGGCTTTTAAGGCCTATCAATCGTACCTCATGAATGACACGTATTTTACGTACGCCGCTAATGATTATGGGTTTATAGACAAACGCAGTTCTGTGCGTATCTTTAGAAATGAGGGTGGCGAACTAAGGGTATTAGTTGTAAGAGCTTACTGGCAGGATTATAAAACCATTTCATACAAGGAATCAAAGGACAAATACGGCAACGACCACTACAAGCGTGTCAACGAGGAGTCCGAGGGCGCCGAGGTAAACAAAAAGACGGTGTCCTTTTGGCGCCAGGGTACGCTTATCGCTGGTAAATATTTGAAGGATTGGGGTCCCATGGAAAACCAAGTAAGGTCTGCGGACGATATGGCCCCTACGAAGCCGCCCTATGTTTGCCTGATACCACACTATATGAATGGTGTGGCCGTTAGCAAGGTCGCACAGCTTAAATCTCTACAGAAACTTAAAAATATAGCGCTTTATAATGTACAGCTGGCTATGGCGCGCGCCGGAGCTAAGGGTTTTTTCTATGATGTGGCACAGCTGCCACCTGATTGGGATATCAACAAAGCAATGAAATATCTAAAAATTGCTGGTATCGCGTTCATAGACTCCACCGCCGGGGGTAACGCCACAAGCTTTAACCAATTTAAGGAGTTTGATCAAACACTGAGTGGAAGTGTAACACAATTTATTCAAATATCCCAGTACCTGGACCAGGAAATGGATGCTATCTCCGGCGTTAACGAAGCACGCCAGGGGCTTGTTAAAAATGCATCCCAGGCCGTGGGAGTGACCCAATCGGCGCTTGTTCAATCCTCTATAAGTACAGCTGTGTACTTTAAGCTGTTCTCCCATTTCTTTACTAAAATATTGAATTACCAGGCTGGGCTTGTTAAAATAGCCTGGGCAGGTAAAGAACGATTTGCGCCTATTATAGGAGACATTGGTGTAAACTTCCTACAACACAATGTAGACATCGATCTACAGGATTACGGTGTCTTCGTAAAAGAAGTACCTCCTCTGCTGGCTGAACGACAGCTCTTCCAACAGTTTATTATGGGAGCCCTCCAGGCCGGACAGCTGCGTTTTGTAGATGCTGTGAAGCTGTCTATGGAGTCAGATATTAAGGCTGGCGTACGACAATTGGAACGTGATTTGCGGGAGCAGGAGCAGCGCATGATGGCTCAACAGGTGGCTATGGAACAGGCTAAACAGCAGCAAATGGCTGCACAAGCCCAAGCCAATGTTGAATCAGACAAGATAAAGGCTGACATAGCTAAGCAGAAGGGCGCCGCAGATTTGACAAAAATATTAACCCAGGGTAGGCTTGATACCCTCCAGGGAGTGCTTGGAGCTAAACAAAATATGGCTCAGTCCCAGGTTGAGTTTGCGCAAGACATGGCCATGAAACAGTTGGACATGAAAATTGCGCAGCAAAAGGCCGACGCTGACGCCAAAAAAGCACGGGATAAGAAAATAAATCAAAAGCAAGATTAACAACTATTTTATTAGATATGGAGAATAATACTATTCAATCTGAACTTAGTAATCTGATGAGTAAGTTTGCGGCAGAAAGCATCGTTGGCGCAGATCCAACGCAGCCTCAAGCGCCGGTCGCTCCGGCAGTGCCGCAAGCAGCTTCATCTGTGGAACCTGTAGTACAGCCCACACCCGAACCTGCGCCAGCTCAGGCATCGCAGACGGTTAGCACTGTAGTAGCACCGGCCAATGCGCCGGTGTCTCAGGCGCAACCGACTGGGGTAGGAGACACTGACGTGGTTGTAGATGGTTGGGATACCCAGGCACAGCCGCAACCGGTAGCCGCACCTGCTGCTGCTCCGCAACAGGCTGTTGTTGCACCCGATATTGTCGGCCAACTAGTCAAAGAGCTTGAGTTGGACGCCAAAGATTACGCGGGTCTAGTAACAACGCTTAAGGAGTATAAAGCAAAGGCGAACGGGAGAAAGGCTCTCCCTGAGGATTTGTCTAAGGCGATTGAAGTGGCCGAATCTGGTGGAGATCACAAGAAGTATCTTCAGGTTTCGGGTGTTGATTATAGTAAGATGGATCCTGAGAAGTTGTTTGAGGACTATGTGTATGATAACGCTACCAACCCGGATGGCACTGTAGACTATGATGCAGTTGAGGAATACCTCAAGGATGTTAAACCTACAGAGCGTATTGTTCGGGGGCGCGAAATACAACAGAGGCTCGTTGCATACCAGCAACAACAACTTAGGGATATGGAGCGGACTGCGGCTGAAACAAAAGAACGTGCAAACAGTCAGCTCCGGGAAGCGTTGAATCGGACTGTTGATATTAGTGGGTTTAAGCTGACGGACGCCCATCGTCAGGAGTTATTCCAGTGGATTAGCTCCGGCCAGATGATGCGTGATATGTTCTATTCGGGTTCAGGCGAATTTGATTTCGCCAAGCTTGTGAAGAATGCGGCGTTGGCTCGCTTTGGTGAAAAGTTTGACGCGTTTAGACGCACTCAAATAAAAAATGCAGCGAAGCGCGAGCTACATAATGAGCTGTCAAACCCAGTGATTAACACTCCTCCTCAACCTGTAGAAGCAACACCTAAAAAGGGATATGGTCTTGATGATTTTTTGAATGAGATTCGGGAAAAACGAAAAATCTAAACAAAAAGACTTAAAATAAAATGCCTGCATACGGTTATCCAAGTCCGCCCTTAGTTGGCGGTACAACTGCTCGGGCCGCCATCTTTGAGAACTACGTGTTCCAGTCCGGCGTTCATGACCCCGAGTATTCAAAAATTCTTACGTATAAGTATCCCCAGTACTACATGACGACCCTACTGGACAAGCTCGGTGCTGCCGAGCCCACTGCCCAGAGTGTGTTCGCGTGGCCTATTATGGATCGTACTCGTAAGGGGGCAACTTATACTGCACTCGCCAATGGTACGACTCCCACCGCTACGCTGACTCTTGACATCGCTGCTGCTTCTCCTAACCTTGGGTACTTCCAAGTAGGGGACGTAATCCGAGTTGGTAAAACAGGGGCATTGGGACGCGTAAGTGCTATTGGTATTTCTGGTGGTTTCCAGACAATTGACATCACTAGAATCGATACGTCGTCCAGCTGGACTACGGGTTTGTTGCCCGCTGTAACATCCGCCGATGTTATTGGCCATGTGTTCACTCAGTTCGGTGAGGGCACCAACGGTCCTGATGGCCGCGTCTTCCTGCCCGTTGAAGACCAGAACTATACCCAAATCATCAAACGTTCGATGAAGGTGACTGGTTCTGAGATGAGTAACAAAACGTTGCTCGGCGACGGCAAGGCATGGTACTGGACTGTTGAAGAGATCCTGATGAAAGAGTTCGCGCGCGACCGCGAGTTGCTTGTGATGTTCGGTCAGGCTCACCCGACTGCCGGTACTCGTGGCTGGAGCCGTGGTATCCTTGACTGGGTTCTCAACGGTGGCGGCGTAATCAACACGTACGCCGGCTCGCCAGGTGTTACGGAGGCTGACCTCCAGGCGCACATTGAGGACTTGTTAATCGAGGGTGGGAGTTCCGAGTATCTTGTACTGTGCGGCCCCAGGTTCTTAACCCGTGTAATGGTTGCCCTGAAGGACTACGCCATTGCAGGTGCCCAGAACTACGGTTCGCTCGGCAACAACATGGCTGGTCTTGACTTCGCCGGTTATAAGTTCGCAGGTAAGACGATTTATTTCGCTTACTACGAGCTGTTTAACGACACGGCTGCCTTGCCCGCTGTAACAGCGTCAGCTACTGCTATTAACTTCCAGGACTTTTCACTGTGGCTTGATTTGTCAACTGATAACGCCGGCCAAAAGCTTATCAAGTTGCGCTATAAGTCCCACGGTGGAGTTCAGCGTAAGTTTGTTCACAAGGTTATCCCAGGCATGATGGAGTTCTCCTCCTCAGGCGCTGAGGGTGGCTTTGCGTCCAATAGCTTCGACGGTGTTGAAGTCCAACTGTTGAGCGATATCGGAGTAGAATTCCGGTTGCCCAACCGCCATGGAATTCTTCGGGCTGTATCGTAATTTAAACTAGAGACAGGTGGTGGTGTATAAGGCACCACCACCGGTTTCTTAATCTATTTAAATATTTATAATTATATGACAACTACAGATAGTAATAAAACAACACATCAGTCGAAATTTAACGACTATATTTATTTTGTGTATATGGGTAACAACGCCAGCTACGGCTTTATGACCTACACAGACCATGTTACTGGAAAATCGATTGGTTACGTAGAGGGGTATACGTCCAACAACCAACCTATCTATAAAAAGTGGAAGTGGAACAACGACTCTTTTAGGATCGTGCGCGTGGGTAAACAGCAGCAGGACCTTACTGGTCAGCTGGCTTCGGAGTTTCTGCGCAATAGTCCTGGTTGCAAAGATTCTCCTAACGGCACCTATGTGAACGGTGTTCAATACGACCATTATATTAAAGAGATTAAAGAGGAGGCCGATGCCGAGAAGGCTATCGAGGCGCGTGTGAAATACGCTGATGCACTTACTAAGGCGTTGGCCCTGAAGGGTCGCGACCTGGTTGACGTCGCCGCTATACTTGGAGTTCATAACCAAAAGCCGTCTGTAACGAAGTACAAGGTGGTTGATTATGCGTCCAACTATCCCGATAAGTTTATTCAGCTCCTGGAAGACCCGGCTATTAAAGTCCGCTCGCTAGTCAGACGCGCTGTAGATGGTAATGTCTTCAAAAAGGATGGGCCCATGATAATGTGGGAAGATAAGCTTATCGGCGCTGACGAAGATGCTGCTGTATCAGCGATTTTGAAGGATGAGAAGCTAAGAAAAGCAGTAGAAACAAATTTAGCTAAATTTGGCGGATCAGACGCCTAATGACTTATCATGGCGATCACTGTAAACATAGACACAGTTACATTCGATACCCCCGTCACTACTGGGACTATTACCGATAGTTCTGTGTATACGAGTCCAACACGTGCTGCCGTCGGTGTGTACGTTCAGGTGTACAAAACCGACTACCGCGGAGCACGCCAAAAACTTGTTACCACGGGTAATGGAGTCGACCCACCGGACGACGATACAATATGGACGTTTCCGTATGATAGTGACGGATATCATGAGATTTTGTATGTAGCTATACCTGATTACGCAGCTGGCACCTATAACTTGTACGATGCTGTGTATTCACCGGCAAACAACTGGGTTTTTAGATCCAAGATTGGTTCTAATAATAATTCTCTGCCCGGAAGCGCTACAAGCGATGCTAACTGGGAGTATATTGCGGAGCCCTATCTCCTGGCCGATAATGACGGCCTGGCTACCGAATCTACCAATATCACCTCGCAGGTGCTTCGTAAAATACTTTACCCGGCAACTAAGATCTGTTTTGGGGATCAAGCCGGTGAAGCGGCGTTGGAGGGGTATTCTACAGCCACGCGGCGCCAAGATGTACAATTATATGAATTTCTTGGGTTATGCACTGACGCTATGAAAATCGCAGAAAATCGGCAAGAGTACACTAGTGGCGAAAAAATAGCACGCCGAGCGGCAGCTGCGTGCGCCGAGGCATAATGGGGGTAATTGATAAACAGGTTATTATTGATACGGCTGAGGATATGCTCTTAAGCCTTACCGTTACTATCACTACCACACGTGATTTAAGAAAGGTGGCCCAAGAAATAAAGGATGGAACGCGAATCCGATACTTCCTAAAGGCCTTGAACCAATCCGAAACAGAACAAGAAGATGTTATTCGCATACTTTTTGCTTTGAATGAGCTCGCAAACGTATATGGACAACAAACAATTAATGAATTAACTATTTAACACATATGAAAAAAATGGAAAATGAGGATGGTATCCCCGAGGCCGAGGTTGTAAAAAACCCTTCTGTTAAGCTGACAGAAAAACAACTTGATGTTCTTAAGGAAATTTCAACAGAGAAGTTGAAAATACAAGATGAGTTTGCAAAGGTTGTAAAGCGTGAGTCGGATGTAATCACCGTGATCGCAGAGTGCAACGGGATTGCCATTACCAAAAATACTAAAATCAGTGTAAACGAGATAGGCGAACTTGTGTTCGAGGGTTAACCATGGCAGATTGCTTTGACGACAGCCCACTGGGGGTGTACCATATGGAGGGGGATCAGGCGATCCCGCAAGGTGCATCGTGGGATTTAGAGATCAAATACAAGGAAAATGACGTTATCGTCGACTTTAGCACAGGTTATACTGCGCGTATGCAGGTGCGCACTGATTACGATGGTCAAATTATCCTTGACCTTTACTCTACGTCTGGTAATATTCAGCTAACTAGTGGGGCCGGTGACACACCAAATGTTGTGATTAAATTTACACCGGCGCTCACTACCCCAATTAATATTTATACAGGTATGATATATGATTTAGAAATAACCAACAGCTCAACTGGGGCTGTCACTAAATTTCTTAAGGGGCGCTTTGCATTAGACCGTGAGGTTACAAAATAGTAATGCTTGTTAATGTTGTCGAGGTTACACCTAAAAAGGCTGTTGTCGAGGTACTCGCGTCTAGTTCACTAACTAGCTCGTCGAATATTAATGCAACTAACCTCGGGGCTGGTGTAGGCCTCTTCAAACAAAAAACTGGTGCAATACTCGAATTTAAATCCCTCCTCTCCGCCTCTAGTAATCTTATACTTGTTGGCAACCCTGACGAAGTACTACTTACAGTACCAACACAAATACTATCCCAGGTTCTAGCGGCCGGTAATGATGCCGGTGGGGTAAAAATAACAAACCTCGGCACGCCCACGGTTGCAACAGACGCTGCCCGGTTGGGTGATTTACCAACATCGCTACCTCCATCCGGTGCAGCTGGTGGCGACTTAACCGGGAGCTATCCGGCACCTACATTGGTTACTACTGGTGTATCGGCGGGTAGCTACGGTAGTACAACACATTATCCGACGTTTACAGTCGATGCTAAGGGGAGGTTAACTTACGCCTCCACGCTTGGGCTGCCAACAACATTACCGCCGTCCGGAAGTGCGGGTGGTGATTTATCTGGAACATATCCTAACCCAGGGGTTCAATGGGCTAATGGTCTGTCAACCTACAACCCATTATATTGGAATACTTCTGGTGTTTCAACACTACTTGGCGTAGCCACTATTACCTCTAATGCCCCACTCCAGCACATCTTCGACGGCACATGGACCGCCACCGCCAACAACGACTACCACATGAATTTTGGCGGGTCGTTTACGGGTAATGGGGTCTCTGGAAATGTCTTGAGGCCGTATTATTTCAACCCAACTTTGAACATCACGAATGGTGAAATAGTTGTTGGCCTTTATGTAGCACCCACATTTAGTGTTGGCGGTGCCGCCTCGAATAAGTTTTCGGCACAACTCTACGGCAATGTCTACATCCAAAACACAAACACAACGGGCTTCACTCAAATAGCGGGCTCAAATTCTACATCCCCCGTCAGTGTTCTGTATCTGACAAACGTATCAGCGACAAATTCATGGGGCAACATCGAAACATACTGGACAGCCCTTGACGGTGGTAGCGTTTCCCGGACAGTAGGGAAACTTACTGTAATAAGGGATGATGCCTATATAAGCGGGGCTACCCGAAGGTCATCCATTGCCTTGTCTGTTGATGCCCAGGGTGTGCTTACTGAGGGCATGAGAGTCGTTAATAATGGGGCTTCCACAGCATCGGTTCTGGTTGGTGGTACTTCCGTCACCGCTTCCACCCGTCTCGATGTGCGGGGTGTTGATGATGGCACGAGTACAACCCTGCGACTGGCTAACATATCGAATGTGGAAAAAGTACGTGCTACTGGCGAAGGCAGACTGTATCTTGCTTCGGCAGTTGCAGATGACGCAACGATTTTAGGAATTGCTTATTCGTCGGCAGTTACAACAACAGACTCGGCCTTGCACTTTAGGTTTGCTCACAACGTAACTACTGTCAATACCTCATTTACTATTGGTGCAAGTTCAAATAGCCGACATTCTACAATTCAATCAGGTAGTGGTGGTTCGTTATTGATATCTGCTGACGGTAGTAATTTAACCAGCGGCATACGTCTAAGAGCACAAGCCAGCACCAGTCAATTAGTACTTGTCTCACGTGATTCAGTAAGTGATTCTTTCTCATTTACTTCAGGGACTAATTATGGTGCTATTGTTACATCAGGCACCGGATTCGCTTCCAGTGGTTCACATAATGGAGCCTTTACTGGTTATCAGTATTATGGTACTCTGACAATTTCATCATCGTCAAATACGGGTACGCATAGCATATTTAGAGCAGAACCAACATACAACATTACTGCCGGCACAACTGTTGTGGTCGGTTATGAGTACTCCCCCACCGAGACCTCGATGACGGGGGTTACGCATTATGCTTTTAGGAGTACAAGAGGCCAAATCCTATTCGCCAACTCAAGTGGTGATGTTGCTACTACTTCTACCAGATTGGATGTGCGCGGACCAGGAACACTAAGTACAGACATTGGGTTAAGAGTTGCAAACAGCTCAAACAGTAATGTACTAACATACACTGGTGATGGTGTATTAACATCAGCTGTTCGTGTTGCAGTTACAAGTGGTGTAGCCGCACGCAAGGTTGTAATTCATCAGTCGGCGGATAATGATCACCAGTATATGGGTCTTGGTTATACTGATCCTGGTGGTATCTATGGAAATTCCTTTGTTTTCCAAACGCCATCCAGTGGCCCTGATTTTGTCTGGGCTGTAGGAACAGGGACGTCATCATCACAAATAGCGATGGCACTAAACATCGACGGTGTTGGCGGGGCGAAAGCAACTATATCAAATGGTACAACTACAAGGTATGGTGTTGAAATTGGTGTTGTAGCCAGTGGCCCGGCTCTTTATTTTATTGATTACAGAACCAGTGGTGGTGACGGTGTTGATAGGGTGTGGGCACACAGTGGTAATAACAGTTCATTACCGCATGGCGGTGACCTTGAATTATCTGGCGGTGGGGGTTACTCAGTTGGCAACAACAACGGTGGCGACATACTCATTAAGACAGGTGCTAAAAACGGATCTGGGACGGACGGTGTGTTTTATGTGTACACTGGAAACGCAACTGAAAGGTTACGGGTAAACCATGATGGGTCATGGGGCTTGGCTGGCGCAAACTATGGTACTGCCGGGCATGTTCTAACATCTAATGGTGCCGGCGCAGCGCCAACTTGGCAAGCTGCGGCCGGAAATGTTTCAATATCAGGTACGCCAGCTAATGATTACTTGGCTGTCTGGACGTCCGCCACTGCGATCGAGGGGGTTGCGACCTTAACGTACAACGGGACGTCATTAAGAGCAACAAATGGGTCTGCTTTTGGGTTTGCGTCTTCTAATGTTCCGTTAGAAATAGAAAACAGAAATGCAGCCTATTCTTCAGTGTCGCGTGTTGCTTCATTTGCTTCGACCGGTGTTTCTTACGGATCGATAGCTTCTGGCTTTGGTAGTGAAATTGTTGTCTCTTTCCAAGGTACAGGCGGGACAGGTACACACAAGGGTATATTAAGGGCTTATTGGACTACTGTGGACAGTGTTTCTCGTACAGTTCTAGCAGCGGATGTCTCAGGCGGCGAACGTTCTTTATTATACTTAACCACGGACGGCCACGTAGTAATATCAGCAGACGATACAAATACACAGACTAATAGCACATTGACGCTACGTGTAGACGGCGCGGACAAGGCCCGCATAGAGGGGGATAACCTATATATGATGGCTACAAACCCGTACATATATTGGAACAACTCTACATCTCGGTATTTACGGTGGGATAATAGCAACACTAAGTTTATATTCTCTAATAACGTAGAGGCACCAGACTTTACTTCAACGTCTGATAGACGACTTAAGTCGAATATTGCATCAGTAACAAACGCGGGTGATATCGTGCGCGGTATAGCATCAAAACTCGTGGAGTACGATCGTGTTGACACTGGCGTACGTGAAATTGGATTTATCGCCCAAGATTTGTATAAGTTAGACTACGCTCGGCAATATGTATCTGTAGGCGAAGTATGGTCTGTAAATTATAGTAAGTTGGTTGCGCCACTATATGGCGCCGTGGCTGAACACGACGGCGAGCTTCGCCGCTTAAGGGAGCGTATAAAGGATTTAGAAACAAAACTTGAAAAGTATGGCACTAGCATCTAGTGGATCGTTAAGTCTTAGAAACGCGGCCGGGTCTGGCCGGGATATTTGTGAAGAGGTTTACGGATCTGTTTACTCTGGGGATAAATCTCTATCGCAGGCCAGCCTTGATGCTGGTAAATCAAGCCCGCATGCAATGACGGAGTTTTATAGTTTCAACGGAACGCCTGTTACTCCTTCATCTGTGACTGCTACAGATATCTACCCCAACGGTATTGACTTGTCTTGGTCTGCCAGCGGAAACGCTGACAATTTTGAGGAGTACCGTATAGAACGTGATGAGGACGGGGGTGGCTATATCTTTTTAGCCTTCACGGCCAGTACCAGCTATAATGACCCCGACAGTAATTTGACTCTCGGGAACACATATACCTACCGTGTTAGATCCGAAACAATAAATGACGCTCGTGTGTCTAGTTATGGTACTAGTAATTCTGTACCATATGGCGTGTAATTTGATAGAAATTGATATATGGCCATCGAAGTAATTGTATCTCCCAGGCAAAGTGAGGTTGTTGTTAATAAAACCGGCCCTAGGTCCGTAGACATCAATAAGCGGGCTGTCCAGGTTGTAGTAGGGGGAGCAGGTGGAGGAAGTGCTGGCGAGGCCAACACCGCGTCGAATGTTGGGACTGGTTCTGGTGTATTCCGTCAGAAGACAGGTATAAACCTTGAGTTTAAGTCACTTGTCGCCGGCACAGGTATCACAATAACCCCCAGCGGCACAGAATTATTGCTAGCATCGTCCGGTGGGGTTAGTGACGGTGACAAGGGGGACATAACAGTATCTGGCGGTGGATTAACGTGGACAGTCGACCCCAACGCCATATCCTATTCTAAAATACAGCAGGTGTCCGCTTCCAGGCTTCTTGGTAATCCCACAGGATCTCCTGCCAACGTATCTGAGATCTCACTCGGTGCTGGTTTGGCATTTTCCGGTAGTTCTGTTTTGCTAGATACAGCTGTTACGGATGGCTTATACTGGAAACTATCCGGTGTATCGACTCTTGGTGGTGTAGCTACAATCACATCCAACGCTGCTAATCAACACATCTTTAACGGCACCTGGACAGCCGGTGCAGGTAACGATTTCCACATAAACTTCGCCGGGGCGTTTACGGGGCTAGCCGCAGGCGGTACGCTAACAGCTTATAGGTTTTCCCCGTCTCTTATTGCCGTATCTGACTCCAACAACCAGGAACTGTATGCAGTAGCCCTTACCCCGACGTTCACGTGGGGGGGTTCTCCTGACCGTGGCGCATCGTTGTTGATAAATCCTTCATGGACGGGCACCTATAATACATTTGTCGCCGGTGTTGCTGTACTTGCTAGTCATACCGGGTCGGTCAACGGGATGAAGATTATCAACTCAGGCACAGGTAGCGCATTCTTTTCAATGATTGCTACATCCAGTGCAACGATTGGTTCCGCAGACCAATTCTACT